TTAGGCGTCTAAACTAGCCTCCATTGAAGGCCCACTTCCGGGCCGCAAAGGAGGCGCAAATGGCATCGAATCCCGCCCCGCACGAAGGCGACCTCGCCGGCCTGTTTGCGCAGGTTGCCCGCATCGGCGACATCCTCGAGGAGCTGCGCGGCGCCGACCTGACGCCCGCCGACGCTGGCGGCCTGTCCGCCGCCGAGGCCGTCCTGCTCGAGACCGCCGTCCGCGACGAGTCGGCCCGCCAGCAGCGCGAGTCGGCCTTTCACGTCATGGTCGAGGCGATCCTCGACTACGACATGGGCTGGTACAACATGATCGAGCAGCCGACGGCGGGCGAGGTCGCGGCGAAGCTCTACTCGACATGGGAGCCGCAGCACCGGGACGAGCCGTTCGTGGAGTCGCGCTACGCCGTGACCGGCATCTACGCCGACCTCGAGGCGGCCCTCAGCGCGCACGGCTTGCCGACCTACGACGAGCGGTGCGCGGAACTCGGCCGGCGGCTGGTGGACAGCGCCCGCGAATACATCTTCGCCTGCCATGACAATGACGCCGAGGACGCGGAGCGCACGGCGAGCGAGCGGCGGCAAGCGTATCTCCGGCAGCTTCAGCAGCGGCTGGAAAGGGAATAGCCATGTGCAACGGAAGCGCAAGCGCAACGCCGATGAGCAAGCACCCAATTACCGATGCGCTTATTGATTCCATCGTTGTGCGAGAAGGCGGGTATGAGTCCATCCCGCTCGAAAAGGCCGGGGAGATAGAACTCCTCGCCCGCCGCCTTGAAATCGAACGCTTTGAATTGGCCTGGGCTCTCCGCGCGTTGTTGGACTGTGGCGACGAGCACGCCAAGAACAGCGCCCGCGCCCTTCTCGCCAAGATCGACGCATGAACCCCCGCCACCTAGTCGCCCTCGCGCTGCTCGTCCTGACCGGATGCGCTAACTATCAATGGTTCCAGACCGGCCTTCAATCGGACTGGTACCGGTGGGAGATCGTGCCGAAACAGGGCTTCAAAGAACGGTGCGGCTTCATGGCTCCTAGCGCCTGGAACGGTGGCGGGGCGTGCGTCGTCAGGCTTCAGCAGGGCGTCGTGATGCCTGGGGACAAGAACCTCCACAGCGGGGAGGTAGCGAAGGATCGCAGCATCGGGAAGCTCTGCGTCGTGATTGCGACGATGAGCGAGGAAGAAGCGAAGCGCATGGCGGATTGGGAGGGGTCGCGCAGCCTTTGGGAGCACGAGGTCATCGAGCATTGCGCGGCTGGATTGAACCATACAGGAGGGCCGACATGAAGAAACTTGCGTATCAACAGCCCCGCGTCGAACTCGGCCACGACTGGCGCGGCGGGCTGCTGTGGCTGCTGGCGGCCGTGCTGCTGCTCGGCTGGCTGGACGCGCTGGACAACGCCGACTGGCATCGGCGGGCTGCGGAACGGGCTGCGGCGGAATTGCAGCGCGAACTGGACGCGCGTCCGCTTCCGCCGCATCTGCCGCCGGTGACGTTCGTCCTTGAGGCGAGGACGCGCGAGGGGCTGAAGAACCGGCTCGCGGAGGTCGCGGGCGCTGCGGATCTGGCGCGGCACAAGCTGCGGGAGGGGAAATGATGCCCTCGTTCATCTCGAAGGACGCGGCGCGTTGGCATTGCCGCGACTTCGGCAAGTTCTGCGTGGCCGCCGGGGCGTTCACCTGCATGATCGCGGGGGCGTTCTACGCGCTGGACATGAACGCAATGTGTGCGGCGACGGTTGCCCTCGCCGGATGCTGGTTCGGCGCGGCGGCGGGCGGGTTCTGGCTGGAGCAGAAGATGTGATGGCGAGCGCCGGCGCCTGGCCCGGCCAACAAAGGAGGATGGGGAAGAACGCAGCCGAGAGATCGGCCGGTAGCGGCAGTCGCTACCGGACGCGCTTTCAGCGTCAAGTGTGTGCCGATGCATGGAGATAAAAACCGCTGAAATCTGGAGGTACGCATTAGACCTTAACTCATGCACCCCAACTGCTAATTGGGACACTCATTGGGCGAGTGATCGACGGATAAGCTCCCTTACGGGCGCTGTGGTTCGACTCCACACTCTAGGCTCAAGTGTCACGGTTAAAGGTTGCAAGGCTCAACAGATGCAAGGGTGCAAGCGGCAAGGGTAAAGGATGCGATCAGAACGCCCTCGGGCAAGTTAGTTTCCAGAAGTCGCGCGGAACTTCCGAGGCTTCCTGTGCAGGCGGCACATTTCACCACTCAAGACGAAAGGATCACATGAAGATCATCGAGGCAATGAAGCGCATCAAGCAGAACAAGGAAAAGGTCGCGGACCTGCAAAACAAGATCGGCTCCGTCTGCGCGAACCTTTCCCACGAAACGCCGATCTACGGCGCCGAAACGCGCAACAAGGTCGCGGAGTGGGCGCAATCCTGCGACGACATTTCGCAGGAGAACATCAGGCTCCTTTGCGCCATCCAGCGCACCAATCTGGCGACCAGCGTCAGCATCGACCTCGGAGAGAAGGCCGTCACCAAGACCATCGCGGAGTGGGTGTGGCGTCGGCGCGAGTACGCGAACACCGACATGCAAACCTGGGCGAAGCTCAATGACCGCGGCCTCAAGGAAGGATTCATGCAGTCGTCAACCGGGACGCCGATGGAGGTCAAGATCGTGCGCCACTTCGACCCGGAGAAGCGCGACTTCAAGGTCGCCATGTACCGGGCCGAGCCGCATCAGATCGACGCCGCGCTGGAGGTCGTGAACGCCACCACCGACCTGCTGGAGTAGGACATGGCCGAGAAGCCGCGAAAGTCGCACTACCGCTTCGGCATCGAGATCGCCCTGCCGGGCTGGCAGATCACCGTCCACTTCGGCCGCAGAACGTGGAGGTGGGCGTGATCGACCGCGCAGGCATCTTCGACAAGATCCCGGCGGCGGACTACCACGCGGACCCCTGTCCCGAGCCGTCCCTGTCGGCGTCTATTGCGAAGATCCTGTCCGCACAGTCTCCGCTCCACGCCTGGGCCGCGCATCCGCGCCTGAATCCAGACTACGAGCCGCAGGAGGACGCGAGGTTCGACCGGGGCAGCGCCGCGCACGCGCTCCTGCTCGAAGGCGAGGACCGGATGGCGGTGATCGACGCGAAGGACTACCGGAAGGCCGACGCGCAGGAGGCAAGGGACGCCGCCCGCGCCGCCGGAAAGCACCCCATCCTCAAGGCCGACTATCCGGCCGTCTATGAAATGGTCGAGGTCGCGGTCAAGGCGATCGCGGAATGCCCCGACTTGGGCGGCCGGACGCTGGCAGACGGGCGGGCCGAGCAGACGCTTATCGCCCGCGAAGGCCCCGTATGGCTTCGGTCGCGCACCGACTGGCTCGCAAACGATCGGACGATGACATGGGACTACAAGACGACGACCGACGCCTCGCCAGCCGCCTTCAGCCGCCAGATCGCGCGCATGGGCTACCACATCCAGAACGCCTTCTACGAGCGCATGGTCAAGGCCCTGGCGGACGAGACGCCGGCATTCATCCTGATCGCGCAGGAAGTGGACCCGCCGTTCGCGGTGAGCTTCCACGGCGTCGCGCCCTCGCTCCTCGAGATCGGCCGCTACGAGGTCGAGCGGGCCGTCAGGACGTGGGCGAAGTGCATGGAGTCGGGAACGTGGCCCGGCTACCTGCAGCGGATTCATTGGGCGGAAGCCGCGGCGTGGCAGTCAATGGAGCATGAGGAGCGCCTCGCCCTCGGCATCCCCTACGAGATCGAACAACTGTGGGAGAAGATGAAATGAGCGGATTCAGCTTTCGTCCGGCAACGCGCGAGAACGTCGGCCTCCTGATCGGGTTGGCTGGCTCCAGCGGGTCCGGCAAGACTTACACGGCCATGAGGCTCGCCAGCGGGATCTCGGGCGGGAAGCCCTTCGCCGTCATTGACACCGAGGCCGGCCGCGCGAAGCACTACGCGGACGCCTTCCGCTTCGACCACGGCGACCTGAAGCCGCCGTTTCGTCCCGACGCCTACGCGCAGGCCATCGCCGCCGCCGACGCCGCCGGCTACCCGGTGATCGTGGTCGATTCCATGTCGCACGAATGGGCCGGCGAGGGCGGCATCCTCGACTGGCAGGTGGACGAGTACGAGCGGCTCGGCGGGCGCGATTCGGTCAAGCTCCTGTCGTGGGCGAAGCCGAAGCAATCGCACAAGCACATGGTTCAAAAGCTGCTGCAGGTACGCGCGCACCTGATCCTGTGCTTCCGCGCAGAGGAAAAGATCGACATGATAAAGGAGGACGGCAAGACGAAGATCGTGCCGAAGGAAGGCCCCGGCGGGTTCAAGGGCTGGCTCCCGATCTGCGAGAAGAACCTGCCCTACGAGCTGACCGCTTCCTTCCTGCTCATGGCCGAGCGGCCCGGCGTGCCGCTGCCCATGAAACTGCAGGAGCAGCATCGGCCGCTTTTCCCGCTCGACCGCCCGATCACCGAGGAATCCGGCAAGCGGATCGCGGAATGGGCAATCGGCGGGATGAAGCCGAAGGAATCCGCACCGCAGGAGCCGACCGATGACGGCGAGGTTCAGTCCCCCGCCTCTGACGCGCCTCCTGCGGCTGCGGACCCCGATCCGTTCGCCGACCCATCTACCGACGAGCCGTACATCAGCGCCGACCAGGCGATCGACCTCGAGGCCATGTGCAGCGAGTACGGCGTCACCGTCGCGGCGCTGAAGAAGGCGGCGAAGGTGGAGCGCCTGTCGCAGATCCTCGCGGCGGACTTCGAGAGGGCGCTGACGTGGATTCGCAAGCACAAGGAGGCCGCGTGAGTTTCGGCGACATGGTGTTCCTGGCCTTTGCGGTCGGCGTCGGCATAACGATCGCGCCGGTCATCATTTGGGCGACGGTTGCGGTCATCGCGGCGGCG